ATTCTTTAAGTTCGCTGAAGTAATTGTCTTCAATATAATCAAAAACAATATCTTGTCTGAACTTAGACCAATCTTCTTTTGTAATAATACCTTTAAGCAATAACTGAGTTTTCAGTGTTTGCAAAAATACATCTGAGAATCTTTTACGAAGTCTATCAATAAATTTCTTAAACTTAACTTCGTCTCTTGTAATTTCTGTAGATCTGCCTAAACTAAATGTAGATTCTTGCTCTAATCTAGCCATAGGAACATTTAAACTTCTATATAATTTCTTTTGGAAATATATAATATCGTCTATTTGTCCAAGATTTTCTCCGCCAGGTAGAGTACTAATTTCTGTACCTCTTCCACCCTCACGTCTTGGTAAGAAGAAATCTTCTAACATTGACATGTGCTTACGATCATCTTTAATTGCACCAGTACTAGCATCGTATACCATCTTGTTACGATACTTATTCATAATGTTAGACAGATATTCTTCTGCTTTACCCTTAGGTAAATTACCAACATCAATATAGAATATTCTTCTTTCTGGTGCTCTACTTATTCTGTAGATTACAAGTGAATCTTCCATCATTCGGAGTTGATTCACAGGCTTAAGTGCTTTTTGCAAATAAGATAAAATTCGTTTTCTGCTTGGATCTAACATACCTGAAGTCGCATATATTATTGCGTCAGGGTGTATTTTCAAACCTTCGTCTGCCATATTCATAGCACTATCTTGGAATAAAAAATATTCCTGTTGCTTTACAATAATTTTAGCTCCGGTTTTAGGATCTTCTTTTTCTTCGATCTCTTTAACTTTTCTAAGTTTGATTGGATCGATATAGCGCAATTCTTTAATTCCGCCCTTTGGGTTCTTATCATCGATGATAACGTGATAAGGTAACCTTCCATCTATATACCATTTACGGAAGATGTCATGACCATAAGAGTTAAAGCTCATTAAAGCTAGAATTTCATCAAATTCCGCTCTCATAGTTTTTTTAATTGATGTTGATGCTGTTACTTTATCAAGAATTATTTCAACTGGAGCTTCATCATAGCTACCTACGATGCTCTCATTTACAATATCTTCAACAGCTGCATCACACTCTGGTTGTGAAGCTGCATCTCTATATTTTAATAATAATTCTATCTCATTCTTTGCTTTATCTCCGTCGATATCAACATATGCACCAAAGTGCCCGCCGCTGGATATTACACCTGCGCCATCTTCATCAGTATTAGGTACAAAAGAGGCACGCTCTGGTGCTTTTGTATCTTTTCTGTTTATCTCGAAGCCGAAAAATTCTGCCATAATTTAGTTCCTAATAGTCGGCGGTGCCTTATCGACACCGCTTCATATATTATTTATACTACTTTTAAAAGTAACTTTTAAGTTGTAGTATCTGATTCCCAGTATTGTACTTGGAGTTCAACTGTGAATTCTGAAAGTGTGTTTTCAGAATCATAGTTTACGTCGATTGCACTCACGTTAGTTGGGAAAGCCCCTCTAACATTATACGTCTTGGTTACAACACCTGCTTTGTTTAATTGCTCAATAATCACATCAGCTTCATAATCCACAGGATTAGCTAAGCCAGTATTATTACTGTGTTCATTAATACCATTCATCCATCTTTCGAATGCACCCCTAACTACGAAATCAACATCGTTGATAACTGTTAAAGAGATTGGTTCAAAAGTTCTGTCACCCGCTAATTGCAGTTGACGTCCTCTGAAAGGCACCATGATTGGAGCAATTACGCTAGAAGGTATTTGTGCACCTTTACACAAAAATGATGTTAGTTCAACATCTCCTTGCGCATAACTTGGGAAGTTGACTGTGGCCTTGAACATGTTTGATCTTGCACCACCTCCAACTAATTTCGATTTAAAATCGTCTACACCTAGTATTGCCATTATATTCTCCTATTAACTACCGGCGATTTCTGAGAAATCGACACCAGTCCTAGTTGCTACAAAGTTTAATGTAATGAAGTTAATAGATCTTGCAGGTTTCAAATAGATATCTGCTATAAATTTATTAGTGTCAATTACATTTCCAGTGTTGTTAGTTGTATCGCAAACGACTAAGAAATCTGTTAGTCCTCTACGCCCCTTTACTTCTCTGAGGAAAGGCTCAACCGCGTTTTTAAATTGAGCTCTCGTGAACTCGTCATTAAATTCGAATAGTTGCGCTTTAGCCGCAGTAGAAATTGCTTTTTCTAAAGTATTAAACAATCTACGTACGTTAATACGATCGAAAGCAGAAGGCTTAGATAAAAGTGTTTTGTCTCCAAAAAGAAGTGTTCCTTGACCAGGAAGACTTACTATCGGGTTTACTCTTGCTTTATAAAGAGTATCTCTATCAGCTTGCTTTGGATTGAAAGCTAATTTAGTAACACCAAATAGTTGACCACGCGTTACACCTGCTGGTGAGAACCATGCGTCAGCTGTCCTATCGGTCGCAGCACATAAACCTGCGATATGACCAGAAGCACCAATCCAACGATAAGTATCATTGTATTTGTCATAGACATAAAGTGCTGTCGAATCTGCCGCTGCATAACTTGAAGAAGTTAATGCATCAGCCCATGCTTTCACATCGACTGTTGGAGTAGAGCTACCTACTGTATCTTCGATTGGAGGAGACACAAAAGCTACGCAATCTTTTCTTGCGGCTGCAATAGAGATTAAATCGTTAGCGATTGTAGTTGCACCATTAGCATCTGGATATGCGAATAGTAAGTTTACATCTACTGTTTCAGCATCTTCTAACAAGTCGAAACCTGTTTGAATATTGCCTGTAGTAGGTGAGTTGCCGTCAACACCACCAGCTAAAGAAGAATCTATAGCGGAAGTTGATCCGGCGATTGATGCTGCGCTGCTAATTGCAGACCCAGCGTTTGTTAATGCCCCAGGATGATCCATCCATCTAATGTATTGTGAATTATTATTAATCACGTCTACATAGTAGTTAGAAGTGCCATCTGCTTTTTTAGCATCTGACCCCTGTGACATGAAAGCGAATGATTCTAAAACAGTTCCAGCTGTTCCAGAAAATAATCCGTTTTCGTCAATAACAGCAACATGAAGTTCGTCACCATATGTGGTGGCGCGCCCTAAGCTTATGGCATAATCAGAAGTGCCAGGAGCAGCATCAAAAGAACTTTGATACGTGTAACCTGTCCAACTAGATATGCCTTCAGTGACAATAGAAACCTTTAAAGAATTTCCAAGAACTCCTGCGTATTTGGCTGCCCAATTACCACTAGTTCCTTGTCCTGTGCTATAGCTATTTTCATATATACTATCATTTTTTATTAAAAGTCCGTTACCGTCAGACGTGGCGTTTTCAGCCGATGTCTGAGCAACACGAACCACTTTCAGAGCGTTGCCGTATTTTAAAAATGCAGCAGCAGTTAGAAAGTATTTTGCAGTATTGGTGTCCGGTGTTCCGAATTTGTCAGCTAGATCTTTTTCAGATGTAACACTAACAACTTCTTCAATAGGTCCCCAATTTAAAGCACCTGCGAATCCACCTATACTGGTTGATACCGCTGGTATTACGTTCGTCGCGTCAATTTCCTTGACCTGAACGCCTGGTGATACTTGAAATGCCATCGCTTTACCCTCTCAATGAGTTAGTTTATATTAAGTTCCCATAATACGTTAAGAAACACACCTGTGTTTCATTCATACTTATATTTATAACATCTAAAATCCTAAGAATTACCATCTATTAGTAGTAGAAGTATCTTCTTCGAACCAAACGTTACCCTCGTCGTCTTTTATTGGTGCATCAGGACTGCCATTTTGTATAAAACCGAATGGAACGACATCGTCCTGTATTGCTTTTAACTGTTCTTTGTATAACATATTTTTCATGTCAATATCAGTTAAGCCCATGAATACATCTGTTGTTGTAAACCAGGCAAACAGTACCAAATTCATCATCAAATCGTCATGATTTGTTAGAGATGCTTCATATGAGGTTCCTTTCGCAACGAAAGTGCTCATTTCTACTATAGTATTAGCATCTACTATGTGTAATTTCTTTTGTTCTATTAAATCTTTAATGCTAGAACAACCTATTCGTTTAACTCTACGCGTCATAGTAGCACCAATTGCTCCTTTTTTAACCGTAGATTCAACAAACATGTTCTCGTATTCTAAATCATAGTACAATCCATTACATACAACCACTCCTTGGTCGTTAGATTCTACTATAACATATGCTTCGTTATATAGATTTGCGTATTTATATATTAAATCTGGGTACAATAGAGGAGAAATTTGGTTATCTCTAAATACTGCAACCTGTTTAAACGGATTTACTGATACATCTATCACAGTAAATGTAGAATAATCTTGTCCTCTGCCTCTTGCAACGTCAACCGTCATAATATATTCATGATCGGCCAAAGGTTGTTCATATATGTATAAGTTTTCTATTGCAGATAGTGGTTCTTCTGGCATCTGTGCTAACAATTCATTAGCGTTAATAAGTGTATTACCTCGGCCATGAAATGTATTACCAAACTCTTGATCAAACTGAAGCTCTGATGTATTCGCAATTGTCATTGCCTTCCATTTTTCATCTCTTCCAGGAACGTCCCACCAATCAACTCTAAATGCTTTAAAATCGTTCTTTTTCTGTAGAGCTCCTTCCCAAAGCTTATGAAATATATTACCAATTCCGTTTGCAGTAGAAGTTATTAAAATCTTAGTATCGGTACCAGATGATATGACCGGATAGGTTGATGTATAGAACTGAGCATCATTTTCTACGAATGCAAACTCATCTAAGAATAATAAATTAACTGATAAACCCCTGATTGAAGATCCGGAGGTTGCAGAAGCTATTATTCTAGAATTATTAC